CCTGGTTGAATGCTTTCTGACTCATGTATATCTCTTTGTGAATATTGTTTAGATCGTACTGAACCTGATGCACGTACAATTTTACGTTTCATATCAGGAAACATTTGTATTAAAGAAGATTTAGAAAGATTTTTTTGTACTATAATGTAATTAGCGTCTCTAAATAAAAAGTCTCTACTCATAGGGTCTACATATACATCATATGGGTCAATTGATTTATAGACTACTTCACCCATACCATTATCTGCATCTGGGTCTATTTCTATTTTAAAATATCCTACTCCTTTTACTAAAGAATCTTGAATAACTTGAGAAAATAAACTTTTACCACTAGATAAATGCCAACAATATTCTGCTACCATACTATGAATGTGCGCAATATCTGCATCACTACCTTCTACTCCAATTGCTTGCCATTTAGGATTATTTGCAGTAATAAAAAATTTCATAATATCAACAGCTGGAGTAATTCTGTTAATAATAAAGTCTGGCATACCGCCTTCTCTTAAATCTTCTTTTTCTTCTTGAGTAAGCTGGTCATTTAAATAAAAATCCATGCTTTGTTGAGAACTACTAAACCATTTTTTTCTAGAATAATTATTAGCTTGATTAAATAATTCTTTAGCTTGTTCTGCTTTGTTTTTTCTACCTTGTTTTGCCATTATTTTTTTGAACCTCTACCCCAATTATTCTTCATATCTTTGTATGCTTTTGGACTAATAGTAGTATTTTTTTTGCTTCTACTTTTCCCAGCTTTTTTTCTTCTTTGAATATTTTTTACTAAACTCATATTATTCTCTTATTTCAAAGTGTGGTAAATCATTAAATTTATTATCTTTTAATTCATTATCAGAATCCCAATCTCCACCCCAACGAATATTTAATCCCATTTGTGAAGCTATACCTTTTACAAATCCTGCAAAGTATATAAATCTTTGTGTATCTTTCCAATCTACTGGATAAGGAGCTACGTCTACTGCTAATGAAGGATATTTATTATGTTTACCTTGTGGATATTTTAGTTTACTAAAACCTTTTTCAAAAGCTTCGTTTTGTTCTTCTTCTCCACGATGTCCTTGCAAAACTGTACAATCAAAATGTTCTATTACTTCTTCAAACAATTCAATTAATCTTGGGTCGCAAGTATTTAAATTTTTTTGTGATTTATTTCCAAACTTTGGCATTATTGTTTTTTCATGTAATTCATTACTTTATCTTCTATCTTTTGAAATGTTTCATTTAAATATTGCACATTAGTTTTTGCATTAGGAAAAGCCATTTTATATTCTTCATCTGTTAAGCTAAAAGGATTTTTTATTGATTTCATAAATAATTCTTTATTGCCTTGTTCTAATAAATGCATAGGAGCATCTGTTAAAGATACATCTGGATTGTTAATTTTTTTTATTTCTTCATCAGTAAAATTATTTTTCATATATAAAGAATATAAATTGTCAGCTTTTCTAGTTTTTGGTCCATACATTCCATCTACTTCTAAATTAAAGTTATATGTATTAAGCATTTTTTGAAGTCCTTTAACTTCATCAGAATCTGCATATGGTCCAAAATTACTTGTTGACATTTGTGGGTTCATTTTATTTTGCATTATAAATCCTTTAAGCTGTTATCCAGCTTTTTGCTTTACGTTTTGGTTTATACCATTTTGGTTTACTTTCTGTTCCATTATTTGCAAAATTTGGTGGAAATGCATGCATATTTGAATAATAAAGTGCTTCAATTGTATCATCATGAGCCATTCTTGGTCCAAAAGTGACGATTTCATTAACCAAATCAAACATATTTTCCCTTAAATATAATGAACCTACAGAAAAAATACCAGATAAACCTGAATATATTCTATTTCTTTTTTGTTGTCCACCTGGTTTTTCAGGTATTACAGCTATATCGTATCTATTAATTCTTCTTCTTTCATCATTTAAAGCTTGTAAAATACTTCTATTCATAGCTACATCTTCTACTGTAGCTTGTTTGCAATTATATTTTTTATATAGTTCTATAATATAATCTACAACTCCTTTTTTATCTATAATATTTCCGTTTGTATCTTTAGCTCCTAATGTAGGAATACTTCTATGTCTTTCATATTCTAATACATAACGATTATTATTTGAATCTACTGCAATAACCATAATTACACTAAAGTCTGAATTTTTTGTATTAATATCTGTTGCAGGGTCACAGCCAATAAAAGTATTTACTGGTAATTTTTGTCCATCAATAGAAATATAACTTTGTTTCTCAGATTGGTCATATTCATAATAACCATTCCAATACTTAATATGTTTTCTTCCCCAAACTGAATCTTCTTCAGATTGTACTTCCATCATATATTCTTGATAAAATTTACTTGGAGTTCCACTATCTTGATAAAATTTCTTTTTTTCTTCTAGTTTAGATACAGGAAACCAACTATCCCATAAAGAAGTACCATCTGGTTGCAACGCTTTATAAGTTATAACTCTCCAAGCAAATTCTTCTTTATTTTTTTTGCTGCGTTCGTAATTAATGATGAGATTATTGATAAAGCTATCATAGTGAACAGGAGTACCGTTAACCCTAAGCCTACCAGTATGAGGCTCGATAGCAGGGTAAACAACAGCAGTAACGAGGTTGCTGTTTTTAGCCCTTGCTTCAGCTGTAATAGTATTGGCTTCGTGTTCAAAGTCGTCCAAAATGATGAGGTCATATCTTTTATGTAATTTTGCGCCTCCACGGATACCCGCCACATTCGATTTACTAATGAGTTTACATCCATTTGCTAACTCTACATCTTCTTCTGTCCATTTCTTCCCCTTTAAACTACCAAAGTAGTATTTTATTTTATCATTGTATTCAAAATGGTACTTAATATAATCCATATTACCAGTACTCAATTTTTGTGTTGCTGATACCCAAGCATAAAACAACATATCATCTTTTGGGCAAAAACAAAAATCTTTAATAATAGAACATTTTGTTAATACAGTTTTTCCATGCCCTCTAGGTAAAATTACTGCTAGCTGTTTTACATTATTATCATCAATAGCATCTGCCATTTCATAATGAAATGCAGGTGTTTCACTTCGCATAAAATCATCTGATAAAAATAATTTACCAAAAGCTATTAAATCTTTACTTGCTAGTAGTAGAGCTTCTTCTGCCTTGCTTACGTTCTGACTGTTTATGTTCATTCTTCATGTACTCTAAAAGTTTATCTCTATCTTTTTTCATTGAGATATATTTATCTAATAAATTATCAATCAATAAAATATGCTGTTGCATTTGAGTTAAATATTGTTCAATAGCTTTAATAGAGCGAACAATATCTCCTTTAGTAACTCCTTTTCTTTGTATCATAATAGCTCCTTTATTTACCCCAAAAAGTTTTAGCTTTACTTTGTGATTTTTTGGATAGTTCTTTAAAATGAAAAAGTTTTACGCTACTTGTATTATGTTTTGCACCAGAGTGTATACTTCCATTAGGCATTTTATGAGTTTTACCTGTATATAAAGTTCCATCTTTTTTATAATGATTTGCGTTTTTCATTATTTTCTTTTTTTTCGTTTTTTTGGTGTTTTATACATTAGTTCTCCCAACATTTAATATTATCTTTAGCAAATTCCATTGTAATCCATCCAGTTCTTTGTATGCCATAAAAACTATAACGAGCATAATCTGCATATCTTAAAAAGGAACCACCCCTAATATACCACTTTCTTTTTAAAGTTTCCATACCTTCATCATCTATAGTTAATGAATCCATTGGTTTACAATATAATTGATGATTATGTCCTAAGAAATATACATCACCATCACTATAAACTGATGCCATTTGATGCAATTCATTATCTCCGTTTTTAGCGCCGCTTTTACCATGTCCACTAACCATATACCAGTCTTTACCTTGAATATTAATCTTAGCATATCCTGGTAATCTAAAATAAGGAACATTCATTTCACTTGCTAATGTTTTACATATATCAAAATCTAATATGTTAAAACTTCTTAAATAGTCATGATTACCTCCACGAATAAATAAACATTTATCTTGTATTGGTTGTACTAGTTTTAAGAATGCTAAATATTGTTGTTCTGGGGTCATAGATTGTCCACGCTGATTAATTTTATAATTAGGTGGAATTAATTCAATTAAGTCTCCATTACCAAACCATCTTGCATTTGGGTCTTCATAAATAATTTTAATTGCTTGTTGAAATTTTTCTAAATCAAATTCTGTTGCACCTACGTGAATATCAGTTAATCCATGTATTCTTAGTTTTTCCTCACTAGAAATAGAAAATATTTTACCTGGCTCTACTTCTAGTTTATCATATTCTTTTATATCGCTTGGAATAGGAATAGAAAACCACTTTCCACAAGAATTACAACTAAATTGTTGTTTAAGTGTTTCTTTGTTTCTTTTTTTGCCTTCTTTTTTAGTAAGCATACTACTACAATGTGGACAAACCATTAATCCTCCTCGGTTGATTCTGGTAATATTTGACGTTGCGCTCCTTCAATTTCTTCAGGACTAAATCCTTGAAATAATCCAACAACACCTGTTTCTACTTTTTTGACTTGATTACCTAATGTGCCAATAGCTTTACCTAACTCTTTTATAGATTGTAATGCTATATTTTGGTCTTCGCTAGTATCAGCAAGTTGTTTTAAAGAACCTAGAATATATGCGTGGTCTATACCTAGTTCTTTTGCAACTTCTTTAGAAGTCTTTTCTATTTCGCTCATAATTCGCTCCTGTTTGAGTAGTATTACAGCTTTTTTTCTAGCTGTGTTACGATTAGCTTCAGTAAATGCTTTCATATAAGCACTTACAGCATCCTTTCCTACAGCCACGCTAGTGGCAAAAATTTTTTCTCTATTGGT